TGTGCGTTGACAGAGATTCTTGCAGTAAACCCGGAAGACCAAGGGCTATGTCGGAAGACCTTGGATATTCCAATGAAATAAGGGGTTTCAGCGCGTGGCAGACTAGCTTGGTGGCTGCACGGGATACTTGCAGAGACCCTCCCAAATGGACCGACAAGTGGCAAGGTGGCATTTGTAGCGATCCTGCGAAAAGCCGCTTTAAGCCTGATTTTAAAGGGGTTTTGGAGGTTTGTGGCAAAAGGCAGAGCGTCGGAACCTACACGCGGACGCGTATGTTCGCTTGTTTGCGTGTAGGTTTGACGCAAGCCATTGAAATAACGAAATCAATCCGAAGGCCGGCATAGAAATTCAAGGCTCCCAACATACACGCAAATTCACTCGAGATACCTCAACCCGAGTGCTCCGAAGGGCGGGAAGCGGTCGTTCGCGGCGGATGCAGCATTCAAGCCCATCAATTGAAAGAGTAGACATTCAATCAGCTATTGCATTACGGACCATTTGCTTTTTGGATCATTTCGACCAACTCGCGAGTTCGTGCTTTCAAATCGAGAATGTCTAGGTTGGCCGATTTCTTAGACACATACCCAGCAACTCTCACCTTGTCTGCCGCCTTGTAAATCGTGTTGCCATTGCGGTCCGGTTTTTTCCGTTCGAAATAGAAGGCGTGGTCATACGGGCCGGTTTTATCGGCACCCTTGTAAGAGGATGAATGAATATCCTTTAGCGCCTCGTGCAAGAGGTTAGGGTCTACATAGTTTTCGACTTCGCGCCCCTTCGTGATCCAAACTAACCCGCGCCCGGCAGAGAGTTCTTCCTTTAGGCGGTTCACGGCAGGTTTCAGCCTGGCCCTCGGACGATCTTTGTCGCTGTCGAGGATTATCGCCATGTTTTGGTTCAGCGCTCGCAAGTCTATGAACTCTTTCAGGCTTTCCTCATCAACTACTTCATTCGCCCCCAAGTGGCGAACCAAAGCGCCGCCATAGAACATGATGGTATAGTGAATACCTTCAGTTAGTTCAGGCGCAAGATCTTTTAGCCAATGGCGCACGTAAATGCGGTCGGAAGGTCCCTCGACCCAAACCACCGCATTTGACTGTAGAATATCCGAGGCACGGTACCCTAGATCATCACATATTTGCTTCAGATCGCCTCGATGAATGGCCGATGTTATTCGCGATTGTACTCCGTCATTCTCAACCCGGAATACTGAGGCATCGGGCGTGTCGATAAACGCGGCAGAGTGCGTCGCGATGAAATACTGGTTGTTGGTGAATTCTCTAAGGTAACGGATAAGCTTGCGCTGCAGTACTGGGTGCAGGTGGATTTCCGGTTCTTCTATGCAAACGATTACGTTGTCATGGATGGTGCAGAATGCCGCGATTAGAATGACTTCTTGAATACCGGTTCCAAGCCGAAACAATGGAAGCACCTTATTGTCTATGTGGACCAGAACGTGCTTTCTGTCGTGAGGAACCTCTATCGTCACGTCGTCCTTGCCCGTCACAACCCGAACGAATTTTGTAAGATTGTCGAACAACAATCTGTCTTCACGTCGATCATGATCCGGGCTTTGTAGTTCTGCCAACTCGTCAATGAGTGTCTTTTCGTTGCGTATTTGAAAGCCAGTGGCTCCTTCCCCCAAATCTCGCTCAGCAGGAATATGGGCGACATGAGGGAATGCAACGACTTGTGCCCTGAGAATGTACGCCAAAGTTTCCCTTACCCAGCTATCCACCCCGCCCCCGCGCCGATCGGTTAGCCTCTGCCACAAGACGTTCCAGGCTTTGTCATCGAAAAGCCCGGTGAGCTGGGAAACATCAAAATCCGGTTCGAAACGACTGTCTTCTCCGATGTCCGCAGCAACCCAAACAAAACCATAAATGGACAGGCTTTCTACAATAGTTTCAATCATCCCCAGCAAATCGGATCGCTGATGAAAGCCTCCCCAACGATGCTCAACGCGAGAAATGAATTCAGCCACCGGAACTCCAACTGCGGCAGTCAGAGCACCCGTCACTTCACCTCTGAAGTCTTCTGCGGGGCCGAGCCGCTGAGTTTGTTTTGCGTCTTTGACAAACGGAAGCCTATCTCGAATGAAGTTCAAAACAGTTGATTTTCCGGAGTTGTTGGCACCGATGAACAGGTTCATTTCTGAAAACGGCCCGATAACTTGCTTGTCTGGACCAATCCCCCGGTAGAACTGCAACGAAAGGGCTTTGAGGTGAGTTGGCATGGGTGCTCCGGTGGTCAGCAGGCAATGCAATGCGTCAAAATATCACGCGTCTGGTTTGGCAGGTTTCGTAGCCTCATAGTGAAACTTCTTGCCAATCAATTCTAAGTTGATTGAAACCCTAACCAAGCTCGGCTCGATTGGAAATGTGTTTTTTCTAGCAAGTTCAGCGGGGTCAACAGCTTGCCAAGCGCTACGGTCGTTCAAGCCATCAGATTGTCGCCCTGTCATAAACGGCAGCTATGGTAGAGAGCGCACTGTAGCCTGCTCAACTCTTGGTCAATGTCTGCTATGAGCCGAAAGCAGCAATTCTACGCCCAGTTGTGTCCGGACCAAATCACTTGGCCAAGGACTTTGATGCGCTCGGCGTCGACGCCGCTGCGCAGTTCGGGTGGATGGTCTGGGTTGTCGGAAACCAATGCCACGGTGCGTGCGCCAAGGCGGTGGAGGCGTTTGATCCGGGTTTCGCCGTCGGCATCGTTGAAGAGGTAGAGATGGCCGTTCTCGATGGCCGTCGGCGACAGGTCCACGAGCACCAGATCCCCGGCGGTGATACGCGGCTCCATACTATCGCCCGTCACGGTGACGAGCAGAGCGTTGTCTGGCTTCACGCCATGATCCCGCAGCCAATCGCGCCGAAACGCAAGAGAGCCAATGACCTGGGCGTCGCCGTTCAGCCTACCTGGACCGGCGCTGGCCTCGGCATCGACGCGCAGCACAGTGGCAAATTCTTGCGCGTCAATCTCGATGGGGGCTGGAGGTGGCGCATGCGGATCTCGTCGTGGCCCCAAATAGAAGTCTAAGTCCAAAGCTTTTGCGATTGCCGCCATGCGCTCGACCGAGGGTGCCGAGCCTTTCTTGATGCTCTGGATTGCGGTGTTGTCCTCTTTGCCAAACGCAATCAGCCCAATCGCAGCTTGGCTGAGACCTAGCTCACGCCGCCTCGTTTCAATCAGCTCATATATCTCGGAAGCGTTCAACATGGTGGAAAATTACACCGCCTTTGCATTTTGCACAAGTTGGGCAAGGTGGAAATAGTTCGTTTCCGATTGGTGCAATATTCCCATTGACATGTAGTGTAATATTTCCATAATGCCGGTATGGAAACGAACCACCTCACACAGCTTGCCGCTGCCTTTGCCGCTCATGTTGGGCGGTCCGAAATGACCATCGCCAGATGGTGCGGCGTCCACACGCGACTGTTCAAGCGTCTGAGCGAGGGCAAGGGCTGTCGCGTAGACACTTACAATGAGGCGCTGCGGGGGTTTTCCGCCCGCTGGCCTGACGACCTTGAATGGCCGCGCAATATTCCGCGCCCGATCAGCACGGCCGCAAACTTGGCGAACCGGCTGATCGAGGTCGCGGTGCGCGACGACATGATTGACGCAATTTTAGACGATGGAGGTGACGTATGACACGGATCATGCGGGCGCTACGGGCGCTTGAAACCCACTGGCTGGGCGACCTGATCGGTGCGCTGTGCCTTTTGGCGATGCTATGGGGCAGCTTGGTCGCCGGGGCGGTGCTGCAATGAAAGATTGCAACCTGCCAAAACCAAGCAACCGCCACCGCGTGATGCAACAAGACGGGGCGTATGTTGTCATCGACCCAGACGGCCATTGCGTCTTTGGTCCAGGCTACAAGAGCCTCGCCGAGAAAAAGTGTGATGCTCTGCAAGCAGCCGCCGATGGAAATGGCCGGACCCGTGCCTGCATGTGCTGCCGCACCGAGTTTCATTCCGAAGGTTTTCACAATCGGCTGTGTGCCCGTTGTCGCGGGTCTGCTGATCCTATGGCAGGCACCGGATTTGCCGGAAGCCAAGACGGCCGCAAACCGCGCCGTGCGGCGGGGGTTTGAGCATGGCTGACCCAAGGCTGACAAAGATCGACCGCGTAAAGGTCGCCGAGATCGAGGCGGCTGGCCGTTTGCGCCCTGTCTCTGAGGCTGGCGTGGAAAGCCTGCTGGCGTCCATTGCCGAGACCGGCATCATGAAAGATGCGATCCACGTGCGCCAGAAAAAGGGCGGTGCATTGGTGCTGATCGCGGGCGGTCACCGACTGGAAGCCGCTAAGCGATTGGGCTGGGACGAGATCGAAGCGAAGGTCTGGGCCGATGTGACCGACGATTGGTCGCGGCTGATGGAGATCGACGACAATATCGCCGGAGCCGAGCTGAACCCGCTCGACACGGCACTTTTCTTGGCGGAGCGCAAGCGGGTCTATGAGCGGTTGCATCCTGAGACCAAGCAAGGCGGAGACCGAAAGAGCGTGGGCTTTCAAAATCAAACGGACACGATGTCCGTTGGATCGTTTGCCGCCGCGACTGCCGAAAAATTCGGTATGACCGACCGGCATGTGCGGCGCCTGATTGCAGCTGGATCGACCCTTGATCCGCGCGATATTCAGATGCTGCGCAAGGCCCCGCGCCAAGTCTCGCTCAAGGACTTGGGCGAGATCGCCAAGATCGGCGAGACGGTTGAACGCTATGAGGTCGTCGGCGCTCTGTCCGAAGGCCGCGCCAAAACCGCATCCGAAGCGCGGCGCGGCTACAAGGTATCGCAAGGCATCGCGGCACCGGTTCAAGACCCCGTTGAAACCGCTTTGAAGGCACTTAAAGCCGCTTGGTCTCGTGCCCCGAAGGAGGCGCGTCGCCGGTTCGTGCGCGATCACGGTGCCGTTCTTGAGGCGCTGATGTACGAGGGATCGCTGGGATGACAGACCTCGCCCCCACACAACTCTGGTGGACGGCCAACGAGCTGGCCAATGCCGGATTGCCGGATATGCCTGGCACACAGCAGAGCATTGATCGCTGGGTGAAGCGCATCAATCTGCGGGCAAACCCGGCGCTTGCGCGTCGTCGCTCGGGCCGTGGGGGCGGCTGGGAATATCATTGGACGGCGCTACCGCTGGCCGCACGCAAAGCCATGCTGGCCGTGGCGAGTGCGCCCGCACCTGCGCCGGATCGGGGCGAGATGTGGGAATGGTTTGAAGGTCTGCCCATCGCGGTGCAGTGCCGCACGCGAGTGCGCCTGCGGTGTGTGCAGTCGGTCGAGGCATTGGAGGTGCATCTGTCGCGTGACTTGGCCGTGCGCGAAGTTGCAGCCGCCGAAGGCGTCTCACCACGGACCTTGTGGAACTGGCTTGGCATGGTTGAGGGCGTTCGCGCCGACGACCGGCTTCCAGCCTTGGCACCGCGCCACCGCGCGGCTGCCCGCAAGGCCACCAAGCGCGAATTTGACGAGGCTTTCTATGACTGGATCAGGTCGGATTATCTGCGCAAGGCCGGACCATCGTTCTCGAGCTGTTATCGCCGCGCGGTGATGGTCGCCCGCGACAAGCGATGGGAAGTCGCGCCAGAGCGCACTCTGAGGCGGCGTCTGGACGAACGTGTGAGCCAGCCTGTGCAAGTGCTGGCCCGCAAGGGTATCGACGCGCTCAAGCGCCTTTATCCGCCGCAGACCCGTGACAAGACCGCGCTGCATGCGCTGGAAGTGGTAAACGGCGACTATCACCGGTTCGACGTGTTCGTGAAATGGCCGGGGATCGACACGCCGGTGCGCCCGCAGATGGTGGCGTTCCAAGACGTCTATTCGGGTCGCGTGTTGTCATGGCGTCTGGACCTGACCGCCAATTCGCACAGCGTGAAGCTGGCGGCGGGCGATATGGTCGAAGACTGGGGCATTCCCGAACACGTGCTTTTGGACAACGGACGCGAGTTCGCGGCCAAGATGATCACCGGCGGCGCGAAGACGCGGTTCCGGTTCAAGGTACGCGAAGACGATCTTCCGGGTCTGTTCGTCTCACTGGGCTGCGAGATCCATTGGGCCACGCCTTACGCCGGTCAGTCAAAGCCGATTGAGCGGGCGTTTCGCGATATGTGCGATGCCATCGCTAAGGACCCGCGCTTTGATGGCGCATGGACCGGCAACCGGCCCGACGCCAAGCCCGAAGACTACGGCAGCCGCGCCATTCCTTTTGACACCTTCCTGCGGGTCGTTGGCGAGGGCATCGAAGAGCACAATATGCGCCAAGGTCGGCGTTCCGAGGTGGCCTATGGCCGATCCTTTGCCGAGGTCTTTGCAGAGAGCTATGAGCGAGCGCCGATCCGCAAGGCCACCGAGGCGCAGCGCCGCCTGTGGCTGATGGGCAGTGAACTTCTGCGCGCGCATTCCTCCTCGGGTCTGCTTAAATTCGCTGGCAATGAGTACTGGTCAGACTGGATGCACGACATCGCGGGCGAGCGTGTGATTGCGCGGTTTGATCCCGCAGACCTGCAGGCCGGGATCTTTGTTTACAGCGCCGACAACCGCTATTTGGGCGAGGCTGCGTGCAAAGTCGCGGCGGGCTTCATGTCGGTCGTGGATGCGCGGTCGCACGCCAAAGCGCGTGGCGATTGGCTCAAGGCAGAGCGCAAGGCCCTCAAGGCGCACCGCAACCTGACCGCCCGCGAGTTGGGCGTTGATCTGGACGTGGTTGCCGGATTGGAGCCTGCGTCAAAGCCGCAATCCAAAGTGGTCAAGTTGGTGCCTTCGGTCAAGCCAAGAGCCACCGCACCAAACGTGGCTCCAAACACGGCACTGGACGCGGCACAGGCAGCGTTGGTGACCGATCTGTCGGCCCGCCGCACAGCGCCCAAACCGACAGAGACCCCGCGCGAGCGGTTCAAGCGGGCGCTTGATCTGGAGCAGATGTTGGAGGCCGGAGAGAGCATCACGGCCGAGCAGACAAAATGGCTGACCGGCTATCAATCCACCGCCGAATACCGCGCAGAGCGCACGCTCTGGTCGGACTTCGGGGATGCGTATTTCGGATGAAGAGATCGCCGAGGGCGGTGCAACGCCCCCGGCGTAACGACCAGTAAGGAGACTTCAAAATGACAGACGAGGCGCGGCTTTACAATAGCGTGGCACCCTTGCGGAACGTAGCGGCACTGACCGCCTTGATTGACCGTGTGCAAAACCGCCCGCTGGGCTTGCCCGGAATGGCTTGTTTTTATGGCTGGTCGGGGTTCGGAAAATCGACGGCGGCGATCTATGCGGCCAATAAGTTCCAAGCGGTTCTTGTGCAGTGCAAATCCAGCTGGACCAAGAAGAACCTGTGCAAGGCCGTCTTGGCCGAACTGGGTCTGCCCGCCAAAGGCAACACCGCCGATCTGGTCGATCAGATTTCTGCACAGCTGGCGGTGCTGGGCGTGCCCTTGATCATTGACGAAGCCGACCACCTGATTGCGCGTCGGATGATCGAGATCGTGCGCGACATCTACGAGGGGTCGCAAGCGCCGGTCATCCTGATCGGCGAGGAACTCTTGCCGCAAAAACTGAAAGAGTGGGAGCGCGTTCACGGTCGCATGTTGGATTGGGTCGCCGCTGAACCCGCTGATCTTGGCGACTTGAACCACCTCGCGCCGATCTATGCCCCCGGCATCCAGATTGTGGCCGATCTCAAGACCGAATTGTTGCGGATGTCGCATGGATCGACGCGGCGTGTTTGCGTCAACCTCGCGCAGCTGGCCGAGAAGGCTCAGGTGCTGGGTGTCGATGTCATGTCCGGCGACGACTTTGACCCACGCGGGTTCTTTACAGGCACCGCACCAAAGCCACGTCGCTCTGAAATCGTGGGGACCGTGTGATGGGTGCGCACGAAGACCGTCTGGCGTCCGACGAGGCCGCATGGAACGCGGCGTTGCGGCTCGGCAAATTCAGTTATGCGGCGCTTGCCGCAGAGGCCGCGATCCCAATTGTACGCGCAACACGGCTGACACGCGGTTGGGTCCGGTTGGGTGCCGTCGAAGAGATGGGCAAGGTTGGCAGCAACAAGCTGATGTTCCGGGTTGTCGCCGAGGCGCTGCCAGCGACGGTCACGCCCAGCCGCCAGTCGCCCGATGCGAACATGTGGCTGGCCATGCGCAAGCTTGGCGGCGCGTTCACACCGACTGACATAGCGACCCACGCGTCCACCGATGCCGTCGGTGTGTCACGGGCTGATGCACAGTCCTTTTGCCAGATGTTGGTGCGGGCGGGCTACCTGCGCGTCCAGCGCAAAGCGGTGCCGGACAAGCGCGAGGCGATCTACCGGCTGATCAAGAACACCGGCCCGAAGCCCCCACGTGAGCGCCGCGTCCGCGCGATTTGGGACCCCAACCTTGCAGAATTCACCCATCTACCGGAGGCCACCGTATGAGCAATCCACCGGATTTTACCGCCATCGCCCGTGACTACTGGGGCGCAGACCTGCCTGACTGGATCGAGGCGTTGGCCGTTGCCTGCATGGCCTCGAGCCAGAGCAAGGTTGCCGCGCGGTTGGGCCGGTCGGGTGCCTTGGTCAGCTCTGTGTTGCGCCGCAAATACGCGGGCGACATGGGCGCGGTTGAGGAATTGGTGCGCGGGCATTTGCTGTCCGAAACCGTTGCTTGCCCCTCGCTTGGTGTCTTGCCGCTGCACGAATGCAGGGCTTGGATGGGCAAGGCCCGCAAATTCGAGAACACCAATGCGCTGCGCGTGCAGATGTACCGTGCCTGCCACCGGTGCCCACGGTTTCTCAAGATCGTTGAGGTGCCGAACCGCCACCCTGCCACGGGGATCGGCGAATGACGTCACCCAACCGTTGGACCCAGCCAGAAATGATGGACCTCGCCGCTCGTGGAATGGGTCGGATCGATCTTTATGGCCCGCGCGGCGCGACCTTGGTCAGCCAAGACGAAGTGGAGGCAATGGCGGGCGCGTTGGCCCTGCTTGGCCTGCAGGCCATCCATCCAACACCCACCGAATACGCCGAGATCGCCGCCCCAAAACCACACTTGAAAGGACCCGCTGATGTCTGAGCATCAATCCCTCCCCATTCCTGATGGCCGTATCGAGGTCTCTGGAAAATCCTACATGCCCGATGCCAAGGGAAACTTGGTACCCGTCGAGTTGATCCCAGCACAATCCGCCCTCGAGGACGAAGTCGTGCGCAAGGTCGCGGGCTACGGTCTCGCCCTGTCCGAGCAGGTTGCGCGGTTCAAGGCCCATACTTTCGAGGACCTCGGGGCCTTCGAGGCTTTGTTGGCGCAGGAATATGACGCCAAGAAAGGCGGCGCCAAGGGTAACAAGACCTTCATGTCGTTTGATGGTCTGTGGAAAGTCCAGGTGCAGGTCGCTGATCACATCGACTTCGGGCCGCAATTGCAGGTCGCCAAAGAATTGGTCGACGAGTGTTTGAATGAATGGTCCGCCGACAGCCGCCCGGAAATCCGCGGCCTGATCACGCGGGCGTTCAACACCGACAAGGCCGGTCAGATCAACCGCTCCGAGGTGTTCATGCTGTTGCGCCTCGAGATCGAGGATCCGCGCTGGCTGGAGGCCATGCGGGCCATCCGTGATGCCATGCGGATCGTGGGGTCCAAGACCTACGTGCGTCTCTACCACCGCGCGACCCATGATGCGCCATGGGAAGCTGTCACCATTGATCTGTCGAAAGCGTAAGGAAAAACCATGCCTGAACAAATCGCCTTAATCGAATGCCCGATCTATGAAACCACTGGCGAGCCCGGCCCGCGTGTCTTGCACGAGCTGTGCAAGTTCGAGCTGCTAGGGACCCGGTGCCGGGTGCATGTCAGCGCCGCTGGCGACACGCTTGATCTTTCGATAGGCAAGCGGCGCTTTGCCGTCTCGGTGATGGATCTGGCAGCAACCGCCGCGCTGTCTGTCGAGGCGCATCTGAAAGGCGAGCTGCAGGCGCGGATCATTGCAAGCCGCGAAGTGCCCGCGCCAGCGACTGACATCGAAGACGATGGCTTTGTGACGCTTCACCCAAACATGCGGGGCCACTGACATGCGGGCCGCGTTGATCCGAAAAGTGCATGTCGGCGCTCGGCAGCTGGGTATCGATACCGAGACCCGGCACCTGATGCAGATCGCCGCGACTGGCAAGCAGAGCTTGTCTGACATGACTGAGGAAGACCTGAAAGCAGTCCTGAAGGTCTTGTCGAACAAGGGCTTCAAGGCCAGCAAAGGCAAGCGACCCGCCGCGCCGCGTGCCGATCTGCGCTATGCGCACAAGCTTTGGTCGATGTTGGGTGAAGCCGGAGCGTTGCGCGAGCCGGGCCGTAAGGGCTTAAATGCCTTTGTGCGAGCGCGGTTCGGGGCGTCATGGGGCAGTGTGCCCGCCGACATCGACATGCTGACAGAGTGGGCACAGATCCGCGATGTGATCGATGCGCTCAAGGCGATGTGCATACGCGCAGGCGTCGAGGTAGAAAAGAAATGAAACACACCCGCGCCCATGTCACCGATCACGCTGTGATGCGCTATCTTGAGCGCGTGTTGCATGTCGACATCGATGCCTACCGCCGTGAGATCTGTGAATTGGTAGGCCCAGCGGCGGCGCAGGGGGCTAGCGGCGTGGTCGTGAATGGCATGTCCTATCGGATCAAACCGGGCGACAACGGCCCGGTGGTTGTGACCGTGCGGCCAGCCAAGTCGCTCGAATTGCGGCGCGGCCGCAAACCTCGGCGGCGTGGTGGCGGTAGTCTATGACCAATCTGCCCCGCCCCCCAGCCCATCTAGAGGCCTATGTGCGCATCCTCGGCAACGAAGGTGCAATCACGTTTTTACTGAATTACGGCGGCGGTGAACTCTACATCCCGCGCAATCCGGTTATTGGATCCCCGTTGGTCACCTTGCTGGGGATGGAAAGCGCACAGGCTCTGGGCGTTGCCGCCGACCGCCTGCCCAAGCGGGTGCCGACCGGCAAGCCTTGGATCGCGCGGGTGCTGCACACGCAGGGCTTGTCAGCCACCCAAATTGCCCGCACATTGCACGCCAGCGACGTCAGTGTCCGCAAGTGGCTCAAAGCCCCCGAGCGGCCCGATCCACGCCAGTTCCCCCTGATCTGAATACCCCCAAACCGTTGTGCCTATAAGCCAAACGCCTTCCGCGTGATCTTTGTCCCCAGATCAACCGGGGCGAGATATGCAAACCAGCGAACGCGGCATTCAATTCAACAAGCGGTTTGAAGGCGTCGTTCTGCGCGCCTATCGCGATGCCGTTGGCGTCTGGACCATTGGCGCAGGGTTGACTGCCAAATCCGGCGTGATCGATCCCGGTCCGGGCATGGTCGTCACCGTCGAGGAGGCTGATCGCCTGATGGCTTTGGCGCTGCGGCGCAATTATGAACCAGTCGTTGCCCGCGCTATGCCCGGCGCAAAGCAACACGAATTCGACGGCGGGTCTTCGTTTCAGTGGAACACCGGCGCAATCAGCCGCGCCAGTTGGGTGCCCGCATGGGCCTCTGGCAACATGGCCGGAATGCGCGAGCGCCTGATGCGGTGGAGCAAGGGCGGTGGCAAAGTTCTGCCAGGCCTGATCCGCCGTCGCGAGGCCGAAGCCAAATTGATCCACTATGGCGATTACGGCGTCCCGGTTCCTGTGCAAACGCCGCGAGGCTTGGCGCGTGTGACACTTGATCTATCCGCCGAAGAGGTCGTGGCGGCACGTCGTGCGCTGACCGCTCGCGGATATGCCGTTGGTGACGACCAGCGCGGCGTCGCGCTTCACGCTGTGATGAAATTCCAGCGTGATCACGATTTAACCGCTGATGGCATTCTGGGCCGCGCCACTCTGTCGACCCTGCAGCGGTCACTGGATGCCCGGTCGCAATCGTTGGTTGGCGGCACTGTCGCCGCTGGTGGCGGCGCGGAAACGGCGACGAATGCACTCCCCGCCGACCTGCCGCTCTCTTGGGCTGGCCCGCTTGCCTTGGCCGCTGGCGCGATCTTCCTTCTCTATCTCGGGTGGACCTACCGCGACATTCTCGCGACCCGCCTGCAATCCATATCGCCGCGCTTTGCGGCCTACCTTCGGAGCATCAAATGAGCAGCGCACTGACTGCCTTAGCCTTGCAGATCGGCGTGCCGCTGGTCGGGCAGGTTCTCACCCGCCGGATCGGCGCGAACAATACACAACTTGTGACCGATGTCGTCGGTGCAATCGCAAACCGACTGGGGGTGACAGTTGCCGAAGCCGAAGCCTTGGCCGACGAGAACCCACCGCGAGTAATTGACGCAATCCGGCAAACCGAGCAGGTGATGCCAGAAATGATTGCGCTGCACGCGACGGCGCTCGAAGGGCAATTCGCACTCTTGCAAGCCGAGCAGCGTGGTCCTTGGTGGGGATGGGCATGGCGTCCGATGACAATGTGGCTGCTGGCGTTCCTGTGGCTGTGGTCTGTGGTGATCTTGCATGTCGTCAATGCCATCTGGCGCATTGCGCTACCGCAACCTGACCTCGCCATCCTGTTCTCTCTGACCGGCGTCTATATGGCGCTCTATATGGGTGGCCACACGATCAAAGACTGGGCGCGTCATCGCGCGGGGGGCGTCGCGTGAACGATGCCCTGACGCTTTCCCCTCTGATTGCATGGATTGGTGGACTATCACTGATCTTCAACTTCGCATTGTCCATCTACAGCGTGCTTGTCTCTGGAGCGCGTGCCAACAAGCTGCGCCTCGATAGCCACGAGAAGGTCTTAAACACGCAAGGTCTCCGTCTTGCCGCCGCAGAACAAACCTTGCGCGTGATGCCTGCCAAGGATGATCTGCACGGTCTGTCGCTGGCCGTCTCGGAAGTGCGCGGCGATTTGCGCGAAATGCGGGCAATCATGGGGCGCATGGAAACCATCATCTCGCGCCATGAAGACCACTTGCTGGATGGAAACAAGCGATGACCCAATACGCCGACACCTTGCGCAAACACCGCCGCCTTGCGATCTTGCGTCACCTCGCCGCATGCGCCGAATATACCTCGAACGCCTCAATTCTGGTGGATGTTCTTCGCGGTGTCGGCCTGCCGTCTACCCGGTCGCAGGTTGTAACCGAATTGGCGTGGCTCGCGGAAACCGGCTTCGTCGGGAATGATGACCGAGGTGACTTCGTGATTAGCTCCGCCACGGACCGTGGCGTCGAGATCGCACAAGGTCTCGCGACCCACCCCGACATCCAGCGGCCTCGGCCACGCGGTATGGGGGTCTGACGTGCCACCACCTCGCAAGGTCGATTTGCTACCCGCAGAACTGAAAACATGGCTACAGGAGGAACTGCGCTCGCGCGGTTTTGGCGGCTATGAGGACATCGCCGAGGCCTTGAACTTCCGGCTCGAGGGTGCCGGGTCCGAACTACGCATCCAGAAGTCCGCACTGCATGCTTTCGGTCAAGAGTACGAGCACTTCGTCAAGCTGCAAGAAGAGGCAGGTGCTTGGGCGTCCAGTTGGTTGGCCGAGCAAGGTTTGGCCGATGAAGCCAAGCGCCACAACGTGCTGTTCCAGATGATCACTGCCCTCGCGTTCAAAGTGATGCAGGCGCAGATGACGCGCGATGGCGACGAGATCGATGCGAAAGAACTGCACTTTCTGGGTCGCATGCTCAAGGACGTCATGCAGTCGGCGGGCATCCGCGAAAGCCTGATCGCCGCCGAGCGCAAATCACAATCAGATCGCATGGACGCCGCCGTAGCGTCTGGCGACATCGATGCCGAGGCTGCGGCCAAGGCCCGCAAAATCATGGGGTTCGGATGATCATTGTCATCGTCATGCTCATCACTACTTCAGGCCCACTGGGCGAACTGCGGAGCCGGGAAGTATTTCGCTCGATGGATATCTGCGAAGCCGTGCTTCGTGCAGAAACTCCTCGGTACCACAGTCTTGTCGAGCTGTTGGCCGCGCGTCTGGGCTTGCCCGTTACCTTTGACGCCTCTTGTGTCGATCTGCTGCCGGGCGTTCCGGCATGAACGACGAAGGAAAAAACGACGCAGCAAAAGGGGCTTTGCTGCTGGTTGGGAACGCACATTTCAAAGAGGCCCGCTGGTGGACGCTGGCCGCCGCATGGGTGTTCGGCAAACACCGGATCGTGCGCCACCTGGGCCGCGAGGGCCGGATCGCGTTCTGGCGTGACACACCCTATCTGCTGACCTTCCGCGAGGTGGTGTGATGGCCAGCCCGGCACAGGTGGCGAATGATCTGGATATCCGCGCGAAATTCTGGCGCGGGCGCGATGGCGGTATCGAAGGCACATGCCGCACCGGCGCGCGTGTGATCCGCTGCTACCTTGATGAGGTGCCACCAGATGGGAGGACGACGGCTGGCGTTCTTACCCGCCTCTACCGGCTCG